ATGTTCAAGGAATTGTTTGTGAGATTGCAGAAATTGCATGGCAAGAGCCTTGGGATTGGAGAGAGGCATATTACTTAGAGTTTAGAGATGCAAACGGAATATACAGAAGTTGGAAACAAAATTTCGATGGTGGTTATGCTGAATTGAAGGGAGAGTGATTAATATGATTACACGAGAAAGATTTGTAGAAGAAACAAATTGGAAAATGAGCTACGAAGAATACAAGAAATGCTACTGTCCAGAGTGCAAAAGAGAAGAGTGTCCACACAGAGAAGCATATAGAAGAGTGCCTAGGATTGATGGTGGTCTTGGATTGTGTCCTAACTTAAAGGAGGATGATTAAATGGAAGACTTACTAAACAAATTAACAGAAGAACAGAAAACAGAGTTGGGTAATCTGTGCCAAAAAATTAATGATATTTTTGAGGAAAATGATAACTTTACTGAAGATGATGTAGATAAATATGTAGGTACTTCATTACAAAAGGGAATTTACCAAGTAATGAATGAGTTAGGCTTATGGTGTACTATATAAACTGTCTGGTGAAAATAAAGGTAATTTAGACCACGAAGAAATGTTCAATACCAAAGAGCAGATGGATAAAAGATATGATGAATTGTTCAAAAAAGGATTTGTATGGCTTAAATCCGACTGCATGGGAACAGAAAAATGGTGAATGGAAACGATTGGAGGGATATTAATATGGAAGTAAGGATATATCAAAACAAGCGAAATAAACAAAAGTACATAGAAGTGCATAATGATGGACATCATCATAATTCTGTTCGTCAGTATATACAGCACGATCAGAAAGTTGCAGGTCATAAGGTTGGAGTTGTTAGAAATTATACTGGCGATGGAAAACTTCATCGGTGGAGAAAAGGTAACTTAAATGAGCTATTGGAAGATTACAAAGAGGTATAAGTATGGTAGATCAGTGGACAGGTAAATGGACAGAGGAAAAGGATTACAATATATATCCAAAAGAGAAATGGTGTGATTACGATTATATGGCTGCATGGATCAGAGAACAGAAATACGAGCCAAAAACATCAATGGAAAATTTAATAGAAATGATTTTGGGTTATTACTTTGAAGATGATGATGTAAAAGAAAGAGGATATTTTGCAATTAAGGATGAAAGAAAATATCCTGATAATCTTATGATATTTGTTCCAGATGTAGCAGAATATGTATTTGCAAGTGGTGGATTAAGCGAATTTGATTATGAAGCATAGATTGGAGTGATGGAAATGAATAATATTTTTGTGATTGATAAAACAACAAAATGCAATTTAGGAATTCTTGATTTTACACCACGGAAAGATGACAGGATTTCTATGAAAGCATCTGAATGGAAAGAAATAGAAGTAGTAGTTGAGTGTGTATTATATGAACCGTTAGAACATGCAACATTGGTTTTTGTGAGCATTGTTGAACCATACTACACAGCTATGGTAAAAGAAATTAAGTGGTAAGAAATAGCAATTTTATTTTAAGATTGGAGTGATTTTATGGACAAGAAAAGTGAAGAATATTTAAGTCAGTATATAAAACTTACTAATAAAATCAAACAGAAGATAGAATCCCATGCAAATAGATACAATATCAGAGCAGAAATATGTGCATGGTATTCAGGTTGGGAAGATTTTTGTTCAGATTGGTGTGATGGATGTGGTTATACAAGAACAGAAGCACGGAAATTATATCATGGTGGTATAGGTGAATTTATGAATTTACCTAATGGAAACGGAATTATTAGATTTGTTATTTAATAGGCAAGTAAACAAGAGTTTCTTTAGAAGAATGGAGGAATAAATATGTGTATGTATTGTGAAAGAAGAACAGACGTAAAATTTGGATGGAAACAACCGAAACTCCCATATCATAGTGATAATCTAAACGAAGGTAGATTGAATGGAAATGTATTAGAAAATGAAAAATGGGACGGGGTTATTCATGATTATCAAACCGCTACTCCAGAATTGATTCTCACTTGTCCTGGTTATTTTAACGGCGAAGGTGTTGGTTCTATTTACATTCCAATAAAATATTGTCCTGAATGTGGAAGAAAATTGGGGGGAATAAAAAATCATAAGAAATGAGGATTTCAAAAGGAAGGTGAAATTATGAGTCAAAGCAATTATGAAAAATACGCAGTAATTAAACAGCAGGAATTATTACACAAGGAGAGAAATTTGCAGCAAGCTATTAGTTGTCTTAGAGACAGAAGAAAATTTGCTTCGTTGCAATCTATTGATAGTGCAATAGATTTTGTTGCTGATTTATATGATTTGTCTATTGATGAAATTAAAAGAGCAATGGATGGAGAAGAATATTGGTGTGTATAACTATTAAATAATTGTATGATTGGAGATAAGTATGGATAAGATAAATCAAATTAAAAAAGAAATCATTATATCAATGAAAATGATGGATACAACTATTAAAAATGTCAAAGAATCAGAAGAATATAAAATTGCGCAAGCATATAATCAAGGATTGAGGGATGCTATGGCTATTTTTGAAAGAGAAATGAAACGATGATTTATTTGGTTTAGAAAGTGAGGAAGATAATATGAGTACAAGAGGACATGTAGCAATCAAAGAAAATGGAAAATATAAATATATTTATAACCAACATGATAGTCATATTGATGGATTGGGTATTACCTTATACAAATATTATAAGGATGTAAATAAGGTAAAAGAATTGATTGCATTAGGAAATACATCAAGCATTGGTTCTACAGTTGAAGAAGGTGGAAGTAAAACATATAAAGAGCATTTAGATAAGCCACTAGAACAGAGAGGAACGGTCGCAGCTTTCAGGGATATCAACAGATGGGAAGATTGTTGTGAAACTACAGAATGGGAAGATGAAAAACCATTGGAAACAGAATACCTTTCAGATGTATTGGGACAAGATTTTACTTATATATTTGATACAGAAGATAATAGATGGTATTTTGCTTATTGGAATGATAAATACAGATTAAGAGATTTAGAAAAGACATTACATTCAAAAGAATTATTGGAAAAATTGTTTAATGGGATGTATATAAAGGATTATTTACCAGAATTTTACAATAAATGTTTGAATGCATAAAACCGCATGAAACGGAAATTTACTTGGAGAATATGTAAGAGGTTGGAATATTCAATCTCTTATTTTTATGGAGAGGAATGATAATTACTATGTTTAATTACAAAGAATTTAAGAAGGAAATGTCTAAGAGAGGACATGAAGTACATAAAAATGGAAAGTATCTTACAATTATTCCTAATAATAATTACGAGGGATACAGTAAAGGATTTTTGTTTGCAACGGATATCATTAAAGGTTTTGAGAATGTATTAAAGTTACTAAATATGGATCATTTTAATACTTGGATATATAGTGCAAAATTTAAAGTCATGTGATAAAATTATAGTAATGATATTCAATAGTTGGAAAACGGAGGTAATTATTATGGCACAGTTAATCGGATTTTTAATTGCAGGATATTTATGTATTTATCTTCCTTGGAAAGCGCACCAAAAGGAAGAATCTCGTAAGAGGCAAGATATGTATGATAACCTTAATAAGAAGTCTGTTGATGAAATGGAAAAGTGGAGAAAATAGTAATATAAAATAAGAAGGGTGGTTGATGATTATGTTCGGAGGACTGTTAGCGTTCTTAGGAATTTATGCAGGAAGTGCTGCAAAGGCAACTTACGACAATTATGACATGAAGAAAATTACTCGTACAGTTGATAAAGATGGAAATGTTCATTACATGGACAGGTTATGTAATGATTACATCAATGGAGAGCGAGTAAAGAGAGTTGAAACTACTGATAGAAACGGAGTTAAGTTATATTCAACTGTTGGTGTGAATAGCAGTAAAGTGTATGATACTTCTTATGGGAGGGGTACACAGCAGTTATTCGAAATGAGTGAACGTGAAAAGCAAGATGCAATTGAACGTGGTAAATTAGCTTATATGCAATATAATCCTTATTTTGGGAGATCGGTTACAACGGAGATTGCTACTGGTAGAACAATTACTTGTCTTTTTGCATGGGAACATGGAGATAAACCAATTTATAAGAAATGGTACTTCAGACCTGAATATCAGGATAAATTCGGTTATAGAGAAACTGTTAAAGGCGATTATGGAATCGACATTACAAAAGAAGAATATTATAAGTTACAAACAGTTGGAATCAGTTATACAAATCTGCCAAGTGATCAGAAAGTATTAAACGACTTATGGGGAAGGAATTGCGTAAAATAAAAACAGAGAAGGTGATCCCTTCTCTGTTTAATTAGTCACGTAATTCGAAAAGGTACTAAACCTAATCTTCCAACACAAAAAATATAATAGCATTAAATATTAAATATGTCAATGAGGTGATTAAAATGAAAAAAAACAAATTAACAGCAGAATTTTTTGAAAATGCGATTTGCAAAAATAAAGACATGGAAACAAAAGAATATTGGAGTAATATTTTTAAGTCTAATTTGAAAACTTTTTTGGATGAAGTGGATGAGAATGACTTTAAGGAAATTAGAGATGATGTAAATTCAGATTATCTAATGGATTATAATACATATCAAAATCATTATAAACAACAAAAACTCCAGGAAATACATTGTATGATTTAAAACTGCCTTCTCCTGTTTTATTTTTTATTTTAAAAACT